GCTTTGGGCGGTGTAAGAGAATGTGCAATCCAAGATAAAACTTCTACGTTAACAGAGCTAATACTTAGCCGTGCTTGTAGAGTAGCTCCATTATTTACACACACACCAATATACCCATCACCGTCTATATACCCGGCGATGTACCTGTCAGTAAGCCGCTTTTTACCAAACGCCCTTCCCTCGGGTCGAGGCCAATTAGCCTTTTCCCTGGTATTCAGAGATGGTTTATCGACTACCAATTTTAATAGTCCGTATTGGAAATTGCCGCGATTACTGTCGCGTCATAAAACTTCTCGATCAACTTACCTGACCAAATTTCCGGAATGTACGTACCACTGTACGGTGTTGCCGGATTAGGTGGATAAATCGGTGATCCCGCTAGGGGGTATCCTGCGGCCATGGTATTTCTCCTTTCTCAGTTAGATAAAGTTAAGCAACTATTCTGCCCTCGGCCGATGCTGCAAGGATGTCAGCTTCGATAGTATCCTTAGCCTTGGCGTCACGTTTATACGCTCCGCGTCGAACATCATTGTAGAAAGCCGCGATTTCTGCCTGCCGCCAAATGCGCTTACCTTCCTGAGTGCGCTCGACTGCAACATTGCCCCTAGGTTTGCCAGGAGCTACAATATCCCCCATATCAACAGCCGGCTTTTTAGCTGGCGCTGTCGGTGGGGTATTATCGGATGCGAGAGCCGCGTGTTCATTCTGGTACCCTTGAAAAAATGCAACAACACGGGCAGTGTCATTAGCTTCAAAGGCTTGCTGCAGTAAATCTTTTCTTGCGGCGCCCGCATATACGTCCCTTGCCTGTAGCCAGGTAAGGAACTCAGGGGCCACATTTACTTCTTCCCATTCGGGAACTGCTTGTGCTAAACCCGAAAACATTACGGATCGTGCATTCTCAGCAGCATGGGCGGTTACGCCACCCAGGCGTTCTTTGAGCTGAGCATTTTCAGCTCGTACTTTATCAAGCTCCGGACTTATGGCTTCCATGGCAGCGCGTTTAACTACGTCAATCATGTCGGCACCATAGGCAGTGATTTCCTCGTCCTTAAGCAGTGTCAAAGGTTTAGACGCAGCAGGCGCAGGGTCTTCCTCTGGTTGCTCAAGTGTGGACAAAACTTGATGGAGTGATGAAATCTGATCCTGAAGTCCTTTTATCTCAGTTGATAGTCTAGGAACTTCAGCGTTGTACTTCCCCGCAAGCGTGTCGTACTTATGCTTCCAGGGTTCATCTTGTGGTGCCACAGGCCCCGGTGCAGGCTCTGGTATAGGCTCTGGTATAGGTTCTGGTGTGGGTTCTGGCGCAAGCTCCGCGCCCAGATCAACAGGATTAGCATCGGGCTCGGGATTATTAATAGAGTCAATAAGCGCCTGCGGGTCTGTAGATATCGGTACTACTGATGCACCTTCTTCCCTTGGGTATGCCGCTTTATAAGCAGCGGCGGCGGCGGCCATTTTCTTTTGCACTTCTTTTGGTAGGGCTGACATAGCAGTCTCCTAAGTTTTGGGTCTAAGGGCTTTTTCAAGTTTTTCAGGGGCGGTATTGATTTCTTCCAGCAGGGTCGAATATGCGAACACTTGTCCGCGTAAAAACTCGTCGCCCTGCGGAGCTTTAATCAGCCGCTCGTTACAAATGCTCGTGTGGTCAGCAATAGTCTGTATAACAATACCAAAGTCAGGGTTCGCCCTAAGCTTAGCTATTGCTTCCCAAGTTGTAGCACCTAGTTTCATACTGTACCTTACTTCATACCCTTTTTCGGGAAGCTACGGGACATCCCACCTTTCGAGTTAGGACCTTCGCCAGAGGACGCCATTTTCGCATCGCCTGATTTTGGCATATACTCTTTGCGGCCTGTAATTGACTTTATGGTATTAGGCGCAGCACCAACTGGGGACGCGTTTGGATACCCGCGAGTTTGCGCTGGTGCCCCCATGTTATGGCCATCCGTCTGCCCATTGCTGGCGTTATTGATATCATTCGGCCGGGGAAAGTTATTCCCCATTTTGGCTGATATGAACTCACGTTTCGTACCACCCATGGACGCTCCATTGTACCCATGTGATGCACTTTTTACATCTACGTCCTTAGGACTAAAATAACCAGTACCTGTTTCCATCTTTATACTCATACCAACCTCCTACTGCCTAGTTATAAATGTATTATCAAGCTCTTGCGCAACCCTATCTCCACTACTGGGTCCAGGAGCCTGGTTACCATCACCTGGGGGGAGCTGCTGTTGTTGCGCTGCTGCTGTGATCCGTTGTAAAAGCTCCTTTTCACTTGGAACTATCTTATCGCCAGGCATACCCAAGTCATCAGCTAGGTCACGCAAAATAGCTGCGCGGCCTTGCGGGCCTATAATCTGTGAGTCTATTGGATTACCAGTCATGTTCAAGTATTCAAGTTTGCGCATGCGGTCTTGTTCTTTTTGCATCGCGACCGTAACGCCCTTGACCTGTATACTTTCATCCCCTTTAAGTACACCAGAGGCATCAGTGAGCATTACGTACATGTAGAGGTCTTTGAGTAGAGGAGCATATACCTCCGTATCAATCTGCGCTGCCACGTTCTGAAGTACCTTGGACGCATTGCTCATAAGCATGGATAGTCCAGAAGCTGTAGACGCGGCCCCACTACCTGATGTTTTACCACCAGTCATATACCTTGGAATAGCAGAAGTTTCATCAGCTATTACTGACATGGCGTTATACACAGACAGAAGCTCCTGTGCATTTGACTGGGGCTGAAAAAAGGAAATAGGTGGCGCGCTATTACCAGGGTTTAACGCGTCGTCTTCAAACCGCCACCGCTTCCATGGATAGAGTGAATTTGCGTCGGTATTAGGACCAAGTCTATCCTCATTTATAGCCACTTGTGGGCCTGAAGAAATGGACATATTATTAACAAGAGAGCGTAGTGATGCATTTGCTACATCCTGTATATCGTCAATAATATCGGTAACGCCATTCCCTGCAACAGACCCGGGCACTTTTTCAAAGCTGGTAGAGTAGTATGGATGGCGTTCCTTGGGATTTGGGTTTACTTGCACCTTCAATACAAAGTCTGCTACCTGCCACACCATGACAGAGTAGTCCAGCGTCGAATCGGTAATCACTTCATCTGATAAGCCTGCGTCCAGTAGGACACTACCTTTAACAGCGCCATGGTATTCCAGACCCTCAAGAATACCAGACCGGTTCAAATGCAGGTCTTCACGAGACTCCAAATCAGAACGCTCAGATTCAAATTCATCGGGGTACTCCATATACCCTTCTGAAAATTTCTCCAATACTGCCCTGATGTTTTGCTCGTTAAAGCCTGGAACGCCTATAAGTGCGTTCAAATCAGCCCTAGTGTATCGTACCTTCTCGATAACCTCTGCATCTTCCAAACAAATAGCACCAGGCGTCCAGTACAAGTCAAACGGACTTACCCGGCGCCAAAACATTTTTGGCTCATTAACTACTTCTGGTTGTCCATCGTCAGTCCAGTTAAGCTGCTTCGTCATCTGTACTACTGGACCTTTAATACAAGCCAGGTAAAAAATGGGTAGGTCGGTAAGGAACTCCTGCATAGCGGAGTAAAACCCCCCTTCGACTAAAATATCTTCCAGTTTCTCTGTAGCCGTTACTGCTTCCTCAGCTGCTTTTTTCTTAGCTGTGGCATCCGCTGTTTTTTGTAGCTCCCGTTTACGTGCAGCTACCTGGTCCATGTCGATTGGCTGGCCGGTCTGCTGAAGTTTGATAACTTCTGACATAACCAGCTCATCAATACTGCCACTTATATCGTTGGGCAGTTCAGGGTCTGGTGTGGAGTTTAAATCCCAGGTTCTGTTGCCATTCAGGAAGATATCACGTAGCAGGGCCGTAGCACCACGGCATTTCACTGTTGTTATCTTAGAAAAAACCTGAGATCCGCCAAACTGACCTATCTCAGCGAGCTTTTGGGGGGAATACTTGCCCTGGTATGACCTCAAAGAGGCCAGGAGACGGTCGTTAAGCGTTTCTCCGCCGTCATTGTTTGTAAAGGTGTTGCCGGTAGTGGCTGTAGCTAAAATCTCGTACCGAAAGCGTCTGAAATGGTCCCAACGGGCACGAACATGGTTAGAAAGATCAGTAAGTTGGCTATCACCAAGCGTCTGTAAGTCCTCGACATCTATCGCTAGCTCTTTTTTGACATTTTCTGCTGGTACTACTTTAAGCAGCCCACCGGCCATGTCAGTAAACCCTCAATATTACATAGATGATAAGTAATTATGGGCAAAAATGCAGTGCTGTCAAGCTACTAGGTCCATGCAGCTGCTGAAAATGGCTCTCTAACAATGCGATTCACGCCTTTACGCATGACTTTACCACGAATATTATCCGACGATCCCAAACAAGCGTACTGTAAAGCATCATGTAGGTCCGCATAGGGCCTATTAGCTTTATCTGGTTTATCCTCCATTACTCCGGTTTTACGTAGCCTGAATCGGTATTCTGCTTTAAACCCACGAATTAGTTTTGGGCAATTGCGTTCATCAACTACAAATGCTGCCCCACCCGCGCGCTGCTGTAGCAGCCATTTCTCAACTGATCGTAGGCGGGGGTCGATAAAATTAGTAGACGCAGGATATGCGATTACACCAATACGCTTCAGCATAGAAAATACAGACTCCTCACCAATCTCTGACCTACGCACACCGCTAGGGTCACCGCATATGTAGCAACTAAACCCGGAAAATCGCTTGCTATATAACTCAGGTAGTAAGTTCTCTGTAACAAATTTCTCTACCCCACAGTTTTGGCGTTCGAGTTCTTTAAGTACAAGCAGCCTACCTCGGTTGTCCACCTGGCAAATTACAGCAGCGGGCCACCGAGCAAAGTCACAACCAATAATTAGCGGGTATCCACGTACTGGTGTAAGTTCTTTCTCGGATACATGGAACTTGGAATCAAATGTATTTTTATACACTGGTTGGCCTTGTAAAGATTCCCCCCATTGCGAATGCACATGTATATCAATCCATGCCTCACTCATGCCATGCATTAAGTTTTCATAATAATCTTCTACTAAATAGTGGCGCCATGTAGCCTCTTCAGACAACCCGCTCGGCTGGTGCGTATAGTGCATGTTAGGCGGTGGGTCAAGTTCAAGGAATTCATACCAGGGAGAGTCCACTGAAGGTGGGTTAGAGTCCCCCAGAATGCCATGGTAAGTGCAACCGCCCATACCTACTGACGGATACCGGCCAACACGCCCCGCTGCCGCAGCGACAATCTCAAGGGGGAGTTCACGAAACTCATTAAAGTATACACAGGTAAGCTGCATAGAGAGTAGACGGCGTTGGTCAGCTGCATCTTCAAGAGGTATTAGATGCCAGTCACTGTGAATATCCCCCTGGCGTATCTGCACAACAGAATCTGACACTTTGTACTTAATAATTGGGTTTAGCCAATACTCAATATCTTTGAGCACTGTTGTTTTGATCTGTTGTAGTGTTTGCCTTGAAATAGCAAACCTCGTGCGCCTCAGTCCGTCATGACCTTTTTTCTGGTTAGCCGCAATTGTCAGCAGCTTCATGATCATATTAGTTGTTTTTACACTGCCGAGCGGCCCAATTACGAACTGATAGTAATTCTTACTACGCCAAAAATCCCAAAGAGAAGCATCAGCATCAAAATTAACTTCCACTATATAGCCCCTCTTACGGCCATGGGTTTGATTTATCACCAGCTATAACTGCGTCGCGCCACGCATCCAATACCGTTTGGTTGTCAAGTGGAATAAACGACATTATCCAAAACCCCGCAGCAGCGACGGGGGACATACCAATATCATTAACTAGAACTGTATTATCTGGTAGTTGGTCCAGAACATCAGTGCTACTTGATGGTATAATAATATTTCTGCCCACAGCGGCTCCAGCAGTGATCGAGCGATAAAAGCGGAGCCTTAACCGACTTCGATCAAAAATTGCTGCTATAACTAAATCATCACCTGCGCTAGGGGTCACTACAGTTGCTGTACTATATAGTTGTGAAAAGCTAGCATTTGTTAAAGATGCGTTATTGTGGCCTAGGGCTATAACATCACTAGCCCCGAAGGTGCCCATATTGTACTGGGCACCTACGTTAAAATTTTTTACCACTACAGCTAAAATGAATGAATTAATACTACCCATTTGCGGTACAACGCCTGATAAAGGGGCACCAGTATGCATATATGCGACTGCAAATTGCTCAGAAAAGTCTAGCGCAGCAGACAGCGTCATACTAAGAGGCGTATTATCAAATAATACCGTGCCAGATACTTCATTGTGTGGGAAATAAAAACCATCCACTATATCAAAAGATGTTGGCGCAACACGAGGTAGATTTTGCTCGTTAAGTTGCACACCAGTGTCTGTGCGTGTAATCATAATGTACCCATTAAGTCGGTAAAGTTGTAGGTACTAAATTAGTTTCGACAAAATACATATTGTCTACTTCCAGTACATCACCTGTAATGCCAATACCATCAATTTGTAACGCTAAATATACAAGCCCACTTACTAACGCTGTAAAAGTTACGACTATATAACCTGTAGCACTAAAACTTATCATGGCGAGTTCTCCTAGGCTATCCCCATTAAAATCAGTAGTAACTCGTAGTATATTATTAAGTGCTGTAACCGTTTTAATCTCGCAGTGAAACGAATATATTGTTCCAGATACCACACTTACGCCTGTATTAAGCACTGCTATAGGATCATCCCCACCTTGGTCGTTAACAAGGTTTAAAAGTTGGCCTATACTACCCCATGAAAGAGTACCTCGACCAGCAAAACCCTCACGCCAATCGCCAAGGCTTGTTACAAAATCCCTGGAGTCCCCAAAAGGGATAATATTAAATGAATTAAGGTCATAAACTCTTAGCTTACTGACAGTAAGACCAGCATTAATGTCAGCATCTATGCCAGTATTATTTGATGGCCTGGCTCCAGCCTCCATATCCGTAACAATATTATCACCCGTTACGTTGCTGCTTGGACCAAGGATTGACTGAACCCTAGGTGCAGTATTTCCTGTGGCTTGTGTCTGATCATATATAAACCGATACAAGAAACCTGCATTAATCGTAGGTAAGTCCTTATACAAATCGGAAGCAACTCCAGCTACGTGCGTGTAAAACCCGCCACTATCGTCCGTCCACCCAGTGCCTAGCACCCAAGGTTCAGGACCAATAAAAAGATTGTCGTATGTAGTGCCAAACGCACTGATCCTTATTGTTTCGTTTAAATTATTAGATACATAAGTTACTAATGCCGCGTCTAGTAATTCATACCTTAAATTAGCAATATTCCAATCATAAGAAGTTATCCCATAACCACCAAATACAACCTGAATAGTGTCGTTGCCTTGAGCATCTTTTTCGTCACCATTAACACCAAGTCGTATAATGTTAGCATTTGCACCTGTATCTGCAATAAGCTGATAGACATTTATAAACTCACCACTTAACGGAGTGAGGTTACCATACCCACCACTTACATCAGCCGGTGTTAGGTACCCAAACTCGGCGCCACCATCAGTACCAACAAGTAAGTCATGTAGTTCACATCCTATTAATGTATCGACAACAGACCATAATATAGCGTCGTTTAAACGCGCTCTATCTGTATACGTATATGTCAATTGTGTCGTCCCACTTCCTATTACATCTACAACAGGAAGCACCGTATCATTAGTACAGTTAAACATTTCTGCACCAGGATCATAGGGAGGGTTTCCTTCATTACTATCACTAACAGGCACATTAAAAACAGCAACTAATTGAGTATCGGAAATAGCAGTAACTGATACTAATACCGGGGCGTTATATAAATTGTCCACAGTTGTTCGTCCAATAGCCGAAGCAATGGTATCTCCTGCATCGACACTACCCTGCGCACAGTCTGGCCGTACTTGCATAAGGTCCGCGGCAAACTTCGGCAGTTCTACTGTAAGTACATCACCATCTATCCAGTTATCAGCACCTGACCCGCGGGCTGTTGCGATTGTCCCTGCTGCAAACAGGGCTTGCCATGTTTGATCCATGGGGTCACCGTTGTTAGCCGGGAAAAAAGTAGCCACAGACTCGTCTATTTGCGCACCATTCAACCGGTATAAAAATGCCTGGGAAAGATTTGCAGTGGGGGTAGCCGTACTATACAAGCAC